GAACCGCGACGAGGTGGCCGGCCCGTATCACGCCGGCATGTGGCTCCTGTTCCAGTTGGGCGACAAGGGGCCCCGCTCGATCGCTGCGGTCGCCCTGGGGGTGGTGCTCGATCGGATCAGCAAGCCCACCAGCCACCGGGCCATGGCATCTGCCATCGGCGCAGCGATCGAGGCAGAGATCAGGGCGCTCCCGATCGAGGACCGCGGCCAGGACCTGCTCCGCATCGCCCGGCGCCGCCACGGCAAGGGGCTGACATCGAAGGCGCGGCTGGAGCAGCTGCGCATCCAGCTGGAGCCCTGGTGTGCCGCCGATCGCTTCCAGGTGGGTGCCTTCCTGCTGGAGATCATCACCACCGAAACCGAGCTACTGCGAACGACGACCAAGCCAGGGCGCCGCGGCCTGCAGCTTGAGCCGGCGCCCGTGGTGGCCGAGATCATCGCCGCCCACCCGCCGACACCCGCCCGGGCCCGCAAGCTGCCCATGCTCACCCCGCCCAGGCCGTGGGAGGGGATGACGGGCGGCGGGCACCTGAGCAACACCGAGCCGCTGGTGCGCAGCCGCAAGGGGCATCCGATCGACTACCTGACCACCCAGGCCCTGCAGCCGGCGCTGAAGGTGGTGAACACCCTCCAGGACCAGGGGCTGATGCTGGATCCATGGATGGTGGGGAACCAGCGGATCGCCTGGGATGCCAACCTGCGCGGCCTGTTCCCGCTGCTGCGCGATCCGGCCGAGGCCCCGCCCAAGCCGGTTGAGCTGGTGGGCAGGGAGGCCATGGCCCGCTGGCATCAGCAGGAACAGGCCTTTCACCGTGACCGGATCGAGGGCCGGGAAGCCCGCAGCCGCATCGAGGGATCCATCCGCCAGGCCGAGCCGCTGGCCGGCGAGCCGCTCTGGTTCAGCTGGTGCATGGACATCCGGGGCCGGGTCTACACCGCAAACCGGCTCACTACCCACCAGGGCCCCGACCACGAAAAGGCTCAGGTGCTGATCGCCAACGCCAGGCCCTGCGACGACCGGGCCGCCGACTGGATCCTCAAGGCAGCGGCGATCCACTGGGGGATCAAGGGCAGCTGGGCCGATCGGCTGCAGTTCGGCAGGGATCAGATCGAGCGGATGCTGGCTGCGGCCGAGGAACCCCTGGAGCGGGTGCATCTGTGGCGTGATGCCAAGGAGCCGTGGCAGTTCCTGGCCTGCTGCCGGGCGCTGCAGCGGTGGATCGAGGACCCCAACCAGCCCATCCATCAGCCGGTGCGGCTGGATCAGACCAGCTCAGGCCCTGGGATCATCGGCGCACTGCTGCGGGATCGAGGCCTGGCCCGGGCCTGCAACCTGGTCGGCACCACCCGCCACGACCTCTACAGCGAGCTGGCCCAGGAGGTGATGCTGCTGCTGCGCTCTGATCTGGAGGCCGGGGATGCCAAGGAGCAGCGGCTGGCGGGCTGGTGGCTGGAGCGCGGCATCAGCCGGGCCATGGCCAAGGTGCCGGTGATGAGCACGGTCTACGGAGCGAAGCTGCTGGGGGTGACCGAGCAGCTGGTGGCCCTGCTGGATGACGCTGAGGGCACCGTGTCGCTGGGGGTGCTGGAGCGCGAGCGGCTGATACCCGCCCGCTACCTGGCGCGGAAGTTTGGCCTGGCCGTTGGCGCCCGGCTGGCTGGCGCAGTGGCATTTCAGGCCTGGCTGCGGGCGGTGGTGCGCTGCTGCAGTGCCAAGAACCAGCCGCTGCGGTGGACAACACCGATGGGGCTGCCCATCCAGCTGGGCAAGGAGCTCACCGCCAGCAGCGGCATCAAGTCGCTGCTGCATGGCACCCGCCGCTGGCAGACCCTGCTCGACGCGCCACCACCGGGGAAGCTCAGCGCCGTGGAGACCGGCCGGTCGATCACCGCCAACTTCATCCACAGCTTTGACGCTGCCTTGGTGTGGGCAATGGTCTGCGATGGTGCAGACAAAGGCCGCACGGTGCTGCCCAACCACGACTGCTTCGCGGTGCCGCCCTGCGATGCCGAGTGGCTGCACAGCACGTTGCTGTGGCGCACCGGGGAGCTCTACCGGCCGGACTGGCTGGCTGAGATCACGGCCGAAATCCAGGCCACGGCTGGGGCGAGGCTGCCGGCGCCGCCGATGGTGGGGACGCTGGAGGTGGGCGAGATCGGCGGGAACCCCTATCTGTTCTCCTAGGGGTATTGCCTAGGTGCCTCCTAGGTGCCATGCTGCTGCAGTACCTCTGCATCTATGCAGCACAAATGGCCCGAGAAACCATGGTGACCCCTATGGGGGACCTGATGTGGGCGAAAGTCCTGACCCCTGGAATCCAGAACGCAGGGAAAGAATCAGAGAAGGAGGCCTACAGCGTCGAGCTGCTGATGCCGAAGGGCGACCCCGAGGCGGAAGCGTTTGTGAAGAAGATCAAGCTGTTGTTCATGGCCGAACACGGCAACGCTTCGCGCCCTGGTCAGAACGGGTTGCCGTTCAAGACCTACCTGGACGAAAAAGGGGATGAAACTGATCTCTGGAAGTTCAGCTTTAACAGAAAGACTGCGACCCACAAGGGCACCCCACTGCCGCCGCCGGTGGTGCAGGACGCCAAAGGCAAGCCGTGGCCGGCGGACAAGCTGATCGGCAACGGCAGCACCGGCAAGATTGCCTTCACCCACTACGCCTGGGATAGCCCGGAAGGCGGCAAGGGGATCAGCCTTCAGCTCGAAGCGGTGCGAGTGATCAGCTTCCAGCCCTACGTCCCGCCCGATCATGCCGCCGCCTTCGGTGATGCCGAGGAGGGCTACGAGCTCCCTGCCCAGGAGGCTGGCGACGCCGACCCGTTCGGCTTCGGTGGCGAGCTGTCCGAGGAGGAAGTCCCCTTCTGATGAGCACGCGATCAGCCGACTTTGAGCTGCCGCTGCCGCTCCAGCCCAAGGAGCGGCCGCGCTTCTCTGGCCATGCTTACAACAGCAAGAAGTATCAGGACTGGATGAAGCAATGCCGAGCAATCCTCGGCGAGTGGTGGACAATCCCGCCGCTCGATAAAGGTCAGCTGCTCGCTGTGCAGTTTACGTTCCGGGGGCCTGGGACCAGTGATCTGGACAACCTCTGCGGTGCGGTGATGGATGCCGGCAAAGGCATCCTCTGGGTCGATGACCGGGTGACGATTCTGAAAAGGCTCGAAGCCGAATGGGAGCAGGCTCCCAAGAAAAAACAATCCATTCTTCTAAAGGTGATCTGGGATGAACAATTACGGCTGTCCACCGCAAAGTAGGCAGATGTGCGGCAACTGTTATTACTACGCCAAGTATGAGTGCCATCGGTGCGCTCCACGCCCGGACATTTTGATGGGCGATGTGAAATGGCCACGCACCGATGATGGGGATTGGTGCGGCGAATGGGCCCCGCAGGAGGTGACTCGATGAACTGCCCCAACTGCGACCACGACGTGACCCGCGTGTTGGAGACCAGGCCCCGCGAGGACGGCGACCTGCGTTACCGGCGGTGCATGAAATGCGCTCATCGCTTCCCCACCATGGAGCGGGTGTGCGTCAACAACCCAGGCGCCAAGGGCTACCTCGATGCGCCTGCCCTGCGGGTGGTGCCGGAGCCCCAGCAACCCGCCAAGGCGCCAGCCAAGGCCGCCCGCGCTGCTCGGTTCATGCCGGATGCAGTGCCCGATGGCTTCGGCATCACCGCCGACGCCGCCCCCCTGCTGCTGCAGTGGTGGCGCGAAAGCCGCCGCAGCAAGCACGGCAGCCGGGCCACCTGGACCGAGGCCGCCTGGCTGTCCAGCGTGAGACGGGTGGGTGCGCTCCCGCCAGCCCGCCAGCTGGAGCTCTGCACCGCTGGGGTGGAGAACGGCTGGATGGCTCTCAGGGAGGACTACCTGGGCGCCCACAAGCCGCTCGGGTTGTCGCAGATCAGCCGCCGGCCCATGCCCAAGGACCCCGCCATGCTCGCCGCGCTGGAGGAGCCATGGCCGGCCTGACCCCCGAGACCTTCCTGGCGGTTGCCGAAATGGTGGCCGGCCACCTGCGGCTCAAGGAGGCCGATCGGTGGAGCCCTCATGTCTGCCGGCTGAAGCTGCACAGCTTCACCGCTGAGTTCCCCGAGGTGAACGACCCGCAGTTGATGTGGGCCGCCGAGCAGTGGATCCAGTCCACCGACCCCCAGGCCTTCCACCGCTTCCCGGTTTGGGCTGAGCTGATGGCGCCGCTGTACCGGACCGAGGGTGGGCTGGCCAACCGCAGCTGGGGCCCGAAGGAGGGCCTGCCCAAGTTCGTGCAGTTCAAGCCGGCCCAGCTGGCGCTGCTGCCCGAGGTGCCCGTCTCCATCCATGCCGCGCCCGACCCGGCCAATGCCCAGGCCTATGCACTGGTGCAGGGCAGCCAGCGGCCGGCGCTGCCGCCTGCCGACGAGGCCCAGGGCCTCACCGATGAACAGTGGCGGGCCTACCTGCAGCGGGTCAAGGAGGAGGCGACATGCAGCCCCTGATCAGCGGCGCCGCACTGCAGGGGATCCTCGAAAAGGGTCTGCTGCAGGGCTACTGGTCGATCGACCAGTTCAACCGCACCAGTCGGAAGGGCGAGCCGGTGCTGCCCACGCCTGGGTTCATCACCGAGCACCCGCAGTTCTTCGACAAGACCCACCGCGATCTCGACGCCTACGCCCAAGGCGCGGGCAGCCGGATCCACAACCCCACCTCCCGATGAGCACCACCACCAGTCGCATCCCCCTGGCCCAGGCCGAGGCAATCGCCGTGGGGGTGATGGAGCAGCTCGACCCGCACTGCGAGGTGATCAGCCTCGCCGGCAGCATCCGACGGCAGCGGCCCACGATCGGCGACATCGAGATCGTCTGCGTGCCGAAGCCCTACGACGCCTTGCCCCTGTTCGCCAGCGGCCTGGCCACCGTGGTGAACCAGTGGCCGAAGGTGCGGGGGGATCTCCCATGCAAGTACACGCGGCGGGTCCTGCCCGAGGGCATCAAGCTCGACCTGTTCATGGTCGAGGCCGATGGCTACGGCCTGCAGCGGGCGATCCGCACTGGCTCCGCAGAGTGGAGTCACCAGGTGCTGGCCAAGGCCTGGGTGCGTGGCGGGTTCCACTCCGAAGGCGGTCTGCTTCGGCGCGCCGACGGATCGGTGGTGCCAGTACGCACCGAGCCAGAGCTGTTCCGCCTGATTGGCCTGGCCTGGGCGGACCCTCGTGACCGGGAGGTGGCCTGACCTCCTCCCCAACGACCGGATCCACAACCCCACCCCCCGATGATCACCTACACCACCCCCGCTCTGGAGATGAACGATGAGCACTGATTACCGCGCGTTGTGTGCTGAGCTGGCCAACCATCTACAGAGCAGGAAAGACCTTGAGTGCGGCTGGCCCGGAGAAGAGCCAGAGCAAGACTTATTGGACCGCGCCCGCACCGCCCTGGCCCAGCCTGAGCCGGAGGGGGTGGGGCTAAGTGATGAGAAACTGCTAGACCTGGCCGATGATTGCGGCTTAGAGAAGCAGGAGATAACAGCCTGGGACGGGGAAAGCAGAACTGTTGATCACGGCTGGGAATGCACAGACGCGCAGCTCGTGACGCTTGCCACTGCACTTATCACCCGCTACGCCCGCCCCACCATCAAGCCGGTGCCCGTGGCTGAGCGGCCATGGGAGCGCGAGAAAGGGTGGCGTGATCCTGATGGCGAATGCTGGTGGTGCCCACCAGACGGCCCGCTCTACTGGCAGATGGCCAACCCAGCAATGGTCTACGGCGGCTGGCTGCTCCCCCCCCACGCCATCCCGGTGCCCGGTGCGGAGGACGGGCAGCCATGACCTGGCCCACTGAGTACGAGGTCGGCCAGCCGGTGCGCGTCCACTACCAAGGCGGATGGCGCAATGGCCAGGTGGTCACCACCCGCACCCGCAGCTGCATGGTCCTGCTGGTGCGCGGCAGCAATCAACAGACCATCAACATCCACGACCCCCGCAACATCCAGTCATGCCCAGCAACCAAGACGACCGGCTCGACCTCGAACGATCAGCTGTCGTTCGGCTGAAAGCAGACGCACTGGAGAAGCTGCGCCTCGCGCAACAGAAGGAGAGCTACAGCGAACGCTGGTGGAATGGCTATGTGCAGGCGCTTGAGCACGTCCTTGCGATGGAGCACGAATGAACAGTATTCACTTAATTCTAAAACCCTTTAATCCAGCCATGAAACTATTGACGATGTGCGCCTGGGCACGGAACTTACGCCGCCGGTGCCGCAGGGCGCTGGAGATTGCGGAGCACAAATGATGGGCTGGAGCGAACCAAAGCGCTACGCATTTGAGGACCCCAAGCCGAAGATCGGCCCCGGCCTCAGCCGTCCCAAACCCAAGGAGTCGGCCAGGCTGTACCGGCTGCAGGTCAAGCTGCCTGACAATCCTCAGATGATCATCACGATCCCTGCCCCAACCCGTGGCAAGGCGATCATGTACTGCAAAAACCGCTGGCCTGGCTGTGATGCGGAGGCGGTGGAGTGACTCAAGCACCCGTGAATTACGACGAGCCCGCTGGCGAATGCCGGAAATCGGCTGAATCCGCCGTCAAGCCTCGGCTGGAGCTGCTGCCCATGGTCGGGCTGGAACAGATCGCTGAGGTGCTCACTTATGGCGCAGCCAAGTACGAAGCCAACAACTGGCGCCGGGGGGCACGTTGGGGCAGATACTTTGCAGCCTTGCTCCGTCATGTATTCGCTTGGTGGCGAGGCGAAGATCGCGACCCGGAAACTGGAATGAGCCACTTGGCCCACGCCGGCTGCTGCCTGCTGTTTCTCATGGAGTACCAGCAAAGCGGCCTGGGAACGGACGATCGCTTCCGATGCCCTGACCCAGGGCCACTACAAAAAGCCGATGGACTTGAACCATGAAAGCCCTAGTCGACACAGAAGTGTATTTGTTCCGCGCCGCTGCGGCGTGCGAGTTTGAAATTGAGTGGGCCCCGGATGACTGGACCTACATCTGCCGCCATGGCGATGCGCAGGCCCTGTTTCAGGACTCGATCGCCGAGATCATGGAGAACCTGCCTGGCCTCAGGCCGGTGCTGGTGTTCTCCGCTGGTGTGTCGTTCCGCTATGGCGTGTGGCCCGCCTACAAGGCAAACCGGAAGAAGCACCGCAAGCCGGCCGGCTACCGCAAGCTGAAGGAGTGGGTCGCAAATGCCGCTGTCTCCCGCGGGTGGGAGGTGGTCGAGCTGCCCGACATCGAGGGGGACGACGTGCTTGGCGTCCTCTACGAAGAAGGCGACGTGATCTGCTCCATCGACAAGGACATGCTCACCCTCCCCGGCTTCCACTTCCGCAACGGGGAGGTCATCGAGGTGAGCAGGGCCGAGGCAGATCTGAACTTCTACACCCAGGCGCTGACGGGTGACGCCAGCGACAACTACCCCGGATGCCCTGGCTATGGGCCTGAGACGGCTTTAAAGCTCTTGGGCGGGGGGAGGATCCTTGAGCCGTACAACCACACATTCACGCGAGGCGCTCGGAAAGGAGAGTCGGAAACACGCTGGGAACCCGGGCCCGAGGGCTCTCCCTGGGAGATTGTGATCTCAGCGTTCGCCAGCAAAGGTCTTAGCAAGCGCCACGCCATCACCCAAGCCCGCTGCGCACGCATCCTCAGGCCAGGCGAATACGACCTCAGCACCCACACTGTCCGCCTGTGGGAGCCGCCGGTAACGTAGCGACGTCTGCATGGATGCAGTGTTTCCACTCGTCTCCGACGAACTGATTGCCAGGCTGGACGACACCTTTGGCCGAAAGCCTGATCGCTCAATGAGCCATCGGGAGATCGACCACTGGATCGGCGAGCAGTCGGTCGTGGACTGCATCAAGCGCTGGCACGCCGAACAGCAAGGGGGCCTGGGTTGATGTGCATGGGTTCATCGCCGCCGCGGGCCACGATCACCGTGCCCGACTACGAGCGCTTTGACCGCATGGCTGATCGGCAGATCGGCCTGATGCAATCGAAGATGCAAGGCAAGACGCTGATGGCGCAGGACGCCCTCAACCAGGCCCTGGCCGGCCAGCAAGCGGCGCAGACCCAACTGCTCGCCGCGCAGGAGGCAGCCGCCAACGCGACTGCTGCAGATGCGCAGCGCATGGCCGCATTGATCGGCACACCCCCACCCGAGCCCACTGCCAAGGCGCCCGTGATTGGCGACAGCCGCCAGGGCATGGACCCCGCAGAGGGCAAGCGCAGCCTGCGCATCGACCGCAAACCCCGCCCCCGATCGTCGGCGTCAGCGGGCCTCAACATCGGAGGGTATTGATCATGTGCATGGGATCCCCCCAGCCTCCCAAGGTCGTCCAGCAAGGGCCGACCCGGCAGGAAATGAAGCAGCAGAAGGCTGAGCTGAAGGAGGTCAAGCAGGACATGAACGCCCAGCAGCAGGACTTCCAGGCGCAGCTCCAGGCGCAGATCGACGCCGCGGCCGAGGCCGCTGCTGCTGCAGCCGCTGAGGCGCAGCGCATCACCGAACAGCAGCAGGCCAACGCAGCTGCTGCCAGTCAGGCCTACATGACCGATGTGAGCCAGCAAGCCAACAGCGGTGCAGCGCTGACCACGGCAACGGCGCCAACGGCACCCGCGCCCCGCCGCGCCAGCCTCACCATCAATGGCCAGAGCCGCGCAGGCGCAGGCCTGAACATCGGCGCATGACAGCAGAAGCCCGCTACAAAAAGCTCGAACCCGCCAGGAACCACTGGATCGACCGTGGGCGGAAGGCTGGAGCGCTGACGCTGCCCTGGCTGCTGCCATCTGATGGCGAACCCCAACCGCAGTCGATGGAGGAGATCCAGCACCCGTGGGATGGCATCGGCCAGCGGGGCGTCCACAACATCGCCAGCCGGCTGCTGCTGGCCCTGCTGCCGCCCACCGAGAGCTTCTTCCGGTTCGTCCACGACGACATGGAGTTTGCCCGCCAGCAGGCGGAAGCCGCAGTAATGGGGATGGGCCCCGAGCAGATCGCTGAGCTCAAGACCCAGATCGACAAGACCCTGGGCCTGATGGAACGGGCGGTGCTGCGCAGCATCGAGACCAGCAACGACCGCACCGCGCTGCATGAGGCCCTGCTGCACCTGATCGTGGCCGGCAACTGCATGGCCTATGTGCCCGAGGAAGGGTGCAAGGTGTTCAACCTCTACCGCTATGTCCTGCGGCGCGACCCGATGGGTAAGCCGCTCGAAGCAATCGCCTGCGAGCGGATCCCGGCGGATGAGCTGCCCGAGGCGGCCCGCGAGATCCTCGACAAGGCCGACCCGCTGGAGCCCCTCACCGAAAAGCGGTACGACAACACCCTGGCGTGGCGAGACGAGGACGAGATTGAGCGGACGGTCAGGGTCTACACCCACATCCGCTGGGAGAAGGACAAGTGCCGCTGGTATCAGGAGCTGAAGGGGCGCCGCATCGAGGGCAGCGATGGCAGGGCAGACCGCGACGTGGCGCCGTGGATCCCGCTGCGCATGTTCCGCATCGACGCCGAGGACTACAGCCCCGGCTATGTCGAGGCCGCGTGCATGGCGGACCTGCAGACCGCGAACGCCCTCACCCGGGCCCTGACCGAGGGAGCGCTGGTGTCAGCCATGGTGAAGTTCCTGGCCAAGCCCGGCGCTGCCGTCACCGCCAAGCAGTTCAACGAGGCGGCCAACGGCGCCTGCCTCACCGGTAACCCGGAGGACATCACCGCCGTGCAGGTGGGCAAGGGCAGCGACCTGGCCGTGGCCGAGCAGCGGCTGCAGCGGGTGCAGGCCCGGCTGGCGACCGCCTTCATGCTCACCGATGTGCGCGACAGCGAGCGCACCACCGCCGAGGAGGTGCGGCTGCAGGCCCAGCAGATCGAGAACAGCCTGGGCAGCGTCTACTCGATCCTCACGACCGAGTTCCAGTACCCCTACATCAGCCGCAAGCTGCACCTGCTCACCAAGGCCGGCGGCCTGCCGCCGCTGCCGGATGACTCGATCAAGCCGGTGGTGAGCGTGGGCCTGGCGGCAGTGGGCCGGGGCAACGACCTTGAGCGCCACGCCCGCTTCATGCAGATCCTGCAACAGACGATCACCCCCGAGGGCACGCTGCAATACCTGATGCCCACCGAGCTGATCAGCCGGCTGGCGGCGGCCATGGGCATCGACACCGTGGGCCTGATCAAGACCCAGCAGCAGATCGAGGAGGAGCAGGACGCTGCCCGGCAGGCCGCCCAGCAGCAGGCGCTGCTGCAGTCGCCGGCGGCGGATCCGCAGAAGCTGGCCACCGCCGCGGCCACCGTTCAGGACATGCAACAACCCACTGAAGAACCCGCCCAATGACCGCCACCCCGATCCAACCCACCCCCGACCAGCTGGCCCTGGCCGGCCCTGGCTACGACAAGGACGCCCTGGCTGGTTTCCTGCAGGAGATTGCCGAGGAGGATGCGGCCCTGGCCGCCGGCACGCTGGAACCCCCGGCGCCAGCGGTTGCAGCGCCTGACTTCGCCACCCTGGAGGTGCAGGGCGACGAGGTGGAGGCCGAGCAAGGGCAGGGCGAGCAGCGCCCCCTGGCCGGGAAGTTCAAGAGCGCAGAGGATCTGGAGAAGGCTTACCTGGAGCTCCAGAAGAAGCTGGGCCAGCGGGCCCCCGAGCAGCCCGCAGCTGAGCCTGAGCCCGTCGAGGTGAAGCCGCTCACCCGCGAGGAGGCCGTTGCCGGCTACGGCGAGACCGTGGTGGCCGCCGCCGAGCAGGAGGGGATCGACCTGGTGCAGTGGGATGCCGCTGTGCAGCGGGGCGAGGACACCAGCGCCATGCGGCAGAAGCTGGCCGGGGCCCTGGGCCTGCCCGAGGCGCTGATCGAGCGCTACGAGTCGGCCTATCGCCCGGCTGAGGCCCAGCCCGCCACCGCTGGCTTGACCGATGAGGATGCTGCGGCGATCCGCGTCGAGGTGGGCGGCGATGCCAAGTTCGTCGAGCTCAGCCAGTGGGCCCTGGCCAACCTGAGCGAGGCCGAGCTGGCCGACTACAACGAGGCCGTCAACACCGGCAACCCGGCTGCGGCCCGCGCTGCTGTGCGCTGGTTGCAGGGCAAGGTCGCCACAGCCGACAGGGAGCCGGCCCTGGTGATGGCCAGCGGCGGCACCGCCAACCCTGCCCTGGATGTGTTCGAGACGGAGGAGGAGGCGATGGAGGCCAAGCAGGTGCTCACCAAAGGCGGCAAGCAGCGCTACCTGGTGGACGAGAAGTACCGGCGCTACATCGACGCGAAATTTGCACGGTCTCCAATCTTCGTGTAGAAGGTGTGCATGAGTACGTCTGCACTCACGCAGAGCACAGGCCGGCCTAGGCCGACACCCTGACCGCGAACCCGTCGAGATAGCAGAGGCTCACCGCACACATTGCAGTGACCGCTATCAGCCTTTCGCGGCTTGGCCAAGTTAAGGGCAACGCCGCAGACAACTACGCCCTGTTCCTGAAACTGGGCATGTCGGAGGTGCTGACCGCCTTCGACCGCAAGACCGTTTTCACCGGCCGGGTCAAAGAGCGCTCCATTCGGGGCGGCCAAAGTGCTCGGTTCAAGGTGACTGGCCGGCGCATCGCTGGGTATCACACCCCGGGCACGCCGATCACCAACGTCCCCACGGACGCCAACAACCCCAACCCCAGCAACGCACCTTCGGATCGCAGCGAGGAGATCATCAATCTTGATGGTCTGCTGGTGGCGCCCGACACCGTGCACGACCTGGACGACCTCATGGAGGACGTGCAGTATCGGCAGGACATGATGCACCAGCTGGGCGAGGCCCTGGCCCGCGAGAAGGACGCCCGGATTGCCCGGGTGCTCTATGCCGCGGCCAAGCGCACCACCGAGCCGCTGGGCAAGGCCAGCAATGCCGGCCGCACCGGCACTGCACGGACTCTCAGCGCCGGCTATGCCACCGCCTCGAAGCAGGCCAAGGGTGACGAGCTCGCTTCTGTCATCGGTGACATCAAGGTCGCCATGCAGAAGAAGGATGTCCCCACGGATGACCTGGTGGCTGTCGTGCCCCCCGACGAGTACGACTTCCTCAACGAGGGCAGCAAGGTGATCAATGCCGACTTCAACCAAGGGTCGGCCAATGGCACCTATGGCGGCGGCACCATCGGCCGGGTGAAGGGACTCCCGGTCATGTGGAGCAACCACGTCACCCAGGCGGCCTACACCAACACGTCCTTCGATCGCAACGCGGCCTACCAGCAGAACCTGACCAAGTGCCGGGCTCTGATCTTCCACCGTGATGCGATCGGTGTGCTCACCCTGCGCCGCCCGCAGCTGCAGATGACCGCCCCCGGCGGTGACTACAACGTGGTCTACCAGTCGCAGCTGTTCGTGGCCCGCATGGCTATCGGCATGGGGATTCTCCGCGCCGAGTGTGCCGCCGTGATCGAGGTCCCGTAGACTTCCTTCGGAGTGAGGCGTTCGACGGCCCTGCCTTCGGGTGGGGCTTTTTCATGGCTGCCGATAGCATTGGTCTGCATGGCTGCAGGGGCATGGGCCTGACGAACCAATGGGCAACGCCAGGCCGCACCACCCTGCTGGAGGCGGTGAACATCGTGCTGATGAACATCGGCGAGCAGCCGGTGTCCACGCTCGAGAACCAGCAGGTGCTGGAGGCCCGCACCGCAGAGGCCACCATCCTGGAGATGCACAAGGAGGGGCAGACCCGCGGCTGGAGCTGGAACAGCGAGCGCGAGTACCCCTTCACCCGCAGCAGCGGCGGGGAGATTGTGCTGCCCGCCAATGTGATCAGCTGGCAGCCGGACCCCTACGAGTTCCAGCACCGCTACCAGTTGCGCGGCCAGCGGGTCTACGACAAGGAGAGCCGCAGCTACCAGATCCCGGTCGCCCAGCTCAAGGCGGATGTGGTGTGGCTGCTGCCCTGGGACGAGTGCCCCGAGGCTTACAACCGCTGGTCGCTGATCCGCGCTGCCCGGGTGTTCAGCGCCCGCACCATCGGCGATGTGAGCGGGGTGCAGTACACCCTGGCGGATGAGCAGCAGGCGCTGATTGAGCTGCTGCGGGTGGAGAACACCCAGGAGGCGCCGAACATGATCACCGGCCGCAAGCGGTTCCCCACCTTCCAGCCCGCCGAGGGTCTGACCGATCGAGCCATGGGGGGTGTGTTCCTGTGAGCCTGATCAGCTACCTGATCCCAAACCTGATCCAGGGTGTCAGCCAGCAGCCGGATGCTCAGCGCCAGCCCACCCAGGCCGATGAGCAGATCAATGGGGTGAGCTCACTCAGCGAGGGGCTGCGGAAGCGTGAGGGCAGCCAGGCCCTGGCCAAGATCAGCGACAACTCGCTGGGCAACGTGATGCTGCATCACATCCAGCGCGACCAGGTGGAGCAATACATGGTCGTCATCAGCCGGACGAGGGTGCAGGTGTTTGAGCAGCTCACGGGCGCCGAGCGCACCGTGGTGGCGCCGGAGGGCTATGGCTACCTGGCGTCAGGCGCGAACGCTCGCACAGACTTGCGAGCCGCGACGATTGCGGACTTCACCTTCATCAGCAACACAAAGGTCAAGCCGGCGATGGCGTCTCCCCTGGCGCCAGCCGCGCCGCGACCCTTTCCCCATGAGTGCCTGGTGTGGGTCAAGGCGGCGAACTACGGGCAGACCTACGAGGTCAACCTGAACGGCACGCTGGTCAGTGTGCAGACCGCCGTGCAGGCGGTGGTGGTTGATGGCAATGGCAAGGTCACTGAAAACCGGATCTCGGCCGCCGAGATTGCCAGACAGTTGCGGCAGGGTCTGTTGGGCGTCAACAACGTGGAGATCGCCCGCCGCAGCTCAGTTCTGTGGATCCGCAGCGACAGGCCTATCACGATCGAGGCGGCGGACGCCCGCTCCAACAGCGACATCACCGCGATCACCAACACGGTGCAGGCGTTCACCGACCTGCCCACCATCGCCCCCGGGGGCTACCAGGTGGAGGTGGTCGGCGACCCGAGCAACAAGTTCGATGGCTACCACGTTGCCTTTGCGCCTCGCAGTGGTGCGTTTGGCGAGGGGCAGTGGGAAGAAACCGTTGCGCCGGGGGTGCCGTACCAGATCGACCCCAGCACCATGCCCCATGTGCTGGTGCGGAGGCCCAACGGGACCTTCTTGTTTGGCCCGGCCGATGGCACGGTCACGCAAGAAGTGGAGATCCCGTCCTGGGGGCAGCGCACAGCAGGCAATCTGGACTCGTCGCCCGACCCGGGCTTCATCGGTCACCCGATTCAAGATGTGTTCGTGTTCAAGAACCGCCTGGGATTCCTGGCGGATGAGAACATCATTCTCAGCCGATCGCGGGATTTCTTTGAGTTCTTCCCAGAGACTGCAACAGCAGTTCTGGACACCGACCCCATCGACATCACGGCCACCAACCCCCGCGTGGCGCTGCTCCGTCATGCGATCCCGTATCAAGACGAGCTGATCATCTTTGCCGATCAGATTCAGTTTCGGTTTAACGCATCAGCAGCGGCGCTGACGCCATCAACGGCGCAGATCACGGTGCTCACGCAGTACGAGATCGACCCAGACGTGAGGCCGATCCCGGTTGCTGGCGCGATTGTGTTCTGCCAGGCAAACGGCGAGTGGTCGCAGTTCCGCGAGTTCAGCATCCGTGGTGCTGGAACGGCTTTGGTGGCTGATGCTGCCGATCTGACCAGCTATGTAAGCAGCTATGTTCCTAACGAAGTGCTGCGGCTGGCGGCAAACGACACGGGCTATTCGTGGTTCACAATCTCCGAGAAGCCTGGCTTCCGCAATCACATTTATGTGTTCAAGTATTTCTCTCGCAACGTGGGCGAAGGGATGCAGCGCGAGCAAAGCAGCTGGAGCTATTGGCGGTTCTCCAGTGCGCAGCGAATCCTGCAGATCGTGTGCGTGCAGGAGACGCTGTATGTGGTGATCCAGTACCCCGATGGTGAGGTGTGGCTGGAGAAGCTGTCGGCACGGGACAGCGCCACAGAAGTTGATGGCCGCTCGCCGATGCTCCTCGACCGCATGGTCAGCACGACAGCTGCGACCCCTGGCCCCATCAGGGTGAGCAACGGCGAATACGACGCCGATGCCAAGACGACCACATGGGTCCTGCCTTACAGGGCAGAGTCCCTGACGCAGGCCTGGTCTGGCTATGCGCCTGGCCAGACCGGCGGCGTCCTGCTTGGCGAGACGCTGAGCGGCCGACGCATCACGGCCAGGGGTGACTGGCGCAACAAGGAGGTGTGGTTCGGAGCTGCCTACGAGTTCCTGTACCGCTTCACCCGCTTCCGGCTCTACCGGGATGCCGGCGGCGGCCGGGTGCC